TCTAATGAGTTACTTACATGAGTTGCTACAAAAACATGAGTTATTGTATTATTTGTGCCTCCAGATGCTGGAAATTCAATATTAGATGCGTTAGTACAACTCTGTGTGTTTGCAGATTCTGTGGTTAATGTCCACCCAGAAGCTGCAACTTGCTGTCTTGCATAGTTAGTAAATGTTGCTTCTGTTATTGTAGGGTCTCCAGATTCACCAGTTGAATCATTAAAGTTCGATACTGCAGTGGCTAATCCAACAAAGATATTATCTCCAGGTGAACTAAATGATGCTGCGTTGTTTTTGAAAATAAGACTTAAAAGTCTATTCTCTAAAAATGTGGTTGCTGCATTTGCTGTTGCCATTTTATACTCCTATGTTCTTGGTCTGGCGGGTAACCCAACTCTGTTTGCGTCTGTATTCTCTCTTGCTTCTCCTAAATCTTTTAATCGTTCCATATATTGCAAGTATGTATTATTATAGTTTTGAATAACATCTGTCTCGCCCTTCATAAAAGTATAGGCTTCAATCAAAGATCCGTATAATAAAGCAAAAGGAGCATTAGTACTAATCCAAGTTGTTCCACTGTCCGCTCCTGCTGTTAAGCTAGTGGGCCTAAAATAATAATGTAATTCTATTGCATAATTACTATCTGGTGTGGGTGCTAACATAAAATTGTTTTCATCAAATCTTGCATAATATTTTGGAAGTCCAGTTGTTGAGGCCGCTGGCGTATATTCTCTTAAATAATTAACATCCTTTTGCAGTAAAAAACTTTCAGACCCAGCAGTTGTTATTTGTAAAGAAAAAGATGCAAGATAGTCACTAGGAACCGTTAAAAATTGATCTGATGAAGTCAAAGCACTCGTTACATTTTTTCTAAATATATCTAGATCTACACTTTTGAATATTTTTTCTTCTGCTGCTTTTATAAAATTGTTTAAATTGTTAACAAAAGTAGTTTCACTATTATCTGTGTAATCTTGTATTGCTGTTTTTAATGTTGCTAACGTAAAACTCATATTATGCACTCACCGTTGTTGGCCCAGCTGTAGCTCGACTACCGCCCCCTACAATACCTCCTATTGTAGCCGTTTGTCCATTAGCTGTAAATGTATAAGTATCTGTTGTTACAACTGTAATGCTGTAGCCAGCAGATTGCTCTAATACAGCCTTTGTAAAACCATCAAAGCCATTCACTGTTCTAAATCTAACAGTGTCACCCGTGGTTCTACCATGACCGAACTCTCTTACCGTTATTACGCCCGAACCCGAAGAAGTAGATATAAAAGGATTTAAAACTAAAAGAACTTCTACGTCATTCTCTGTTCTGCTAGGCCTAGCATCTCGTAAAGCTTCAGCATCTGAAACGGTTCTAAAAGGGCCTAATTGGGGATGTTTGGCTTCAAATTCATCAGGACCCACTAAAGAACCGTTCCATTCCTTTTTTAGATCACGGTATCTATATTTCATACCTGATCTATCCGATATACCAAAAGCGTGTTTACCTGTTGCAAATCTTGCCATTAATTAGACCTCAAATAAGCATATTGTGGACTTACAGTAAAACTTGATCTATCACGATCTTCTCCCATCGCTCGTTCAAACTCTTCCTCGTAAATAGCTTTTAACATTTGTGTTCTTTGAGGTGCTTTTTTCAAAGAGAGATAATAGGCTAATCCTGCCGTTAAACAAGGGTAAAATCTAAACGGAACATCCATAGTATTAACTTGAGAATCTACGTCTTCTATTCTTGTTAAAGCATCATAATGTATAACATCCGTGCTGTTCTCAGGGGTCGGCCATATTTTTAAATTAGGAGTTATCTGACGATCTAAAAAAAATTGTGTAGGTCTACCTGTGGTGCTCTTGTTAGGAACGGCTAAATCATCTGATCTACTTACTCTATTCATAGAAAAATCTGTGCCAGAACGTCTTACAACTAAATTTAAAATATCTATCACATCCGTTGCTAAAGAATATTCTCTAGTTCCAGAAGTAAGAGCTTGCGTTCTTTGTGTTATAGTCCACTGATTTAGACCTCTGTTTGCCCACTCTGCAAACATTAAATTTAAAGATCTTCTAGCTGTAGTTAAATCATAACCTGTTCTTATCTCTAAACCACATCTTTCATAGGCTTCTTCTACATATTCTGCGGCATCAGGTTCAAAATTTGTTGAATTAGATGTTGCCATATCATGTCCTTACTTTTGTTTTTTTACGTCTATCAGACATAACAACACCACAACCTCTCGCAACAATAGTGCCTTTTTCTGTCTTACCGTTATAAGGTCTTTTAGCTTTAGTTGACGTTACTGCTCCGCCTGATCCCATTTTTTTAACCTTTGCAGGTTTAGTGTTTGCAACAAAAGTTTTACCTTTTGCGCCCTCTCTTTTCTTTTTACGAGCTGTTGCAGCTCGTTGTGATTTAGTTAAACTGTTGGCTTTTGATCTAGGCAAACACCTGTCAGGATTTTTTTTATCCTTTGAAGTCCCACATTTTCCCTTGATTTTCCCATCAGTTCCTATGCGAACCCAATCTTGTTTTACCCAATCTTTTAGTGCACCCATTACTTTTTACCTTTTGCGCCTTTTGCATAATTAGGATCTTTACAATACTTTGAAGCAGCCATATTCGCATATGCGCTTGGATATGTATCAAAAGTTCTTTTAGCCCAAGCTTTTCCAGCAGGACAAATTTTACTTCCTTTAGATTTTTTTGAGGCAGCTCCACCCCTTTTAAAATAAGTAACATTTAATTTAGAAGGTTTGGGTCCTGTTCTTACTACAGATGTCATGTTTTCCTCGCTTTCCTAATCTGTTCTTTACCTTTTTTAAAAATACTAGCCACTTTATTTTTCTTCATAACCTTTGCTCTTTGCTCACCGACAGTAAGTATTTGTATTTTTCTCGCAAATGGTTTATCAATTCTTTTAACTTTCGCAACTGTTGCTCTTGCGTCTGCTTCTGTGGCAAACTTGATACTAACGGTGTCTTTTGGATTCTCATCCGTGTATAATCTTCTACCCGAACCTTTTGGTTTTTTTCCCGTTCCAACTTTAGGATTTTTTTCTTTTCCCATTTTTTAAAACACCTTTTAATGTTTTTGCCTGACTAGCATGAAGTTTGCTTGCTTTATTAAGGCCTTTAATTACTTTTTTAACTTTTTTGTTTTTTGCTAAAGTCATTAGTTGTTCATCCCTATAAATATTGAAATTATACCAATCAATTGTAAAACGGCACCAAAAATAATAGCCCATATTCGGGCATCAATTTTGTCTATTTGTTTTTGTAAATGCATTAAATGATTGTTTTCAAGACGATCCATCGTATCTTCTAAGACAGCCATGCGCTTGTCTAAATCATGTAAAAGGTCTTTTTCTTTTTTATTAACCATTAACACTTCCACCTTCTTCTAGCTTGTCTCAAACGACTGTTAGGGTTTTTAGCGGCCTTCGGAAATTTTTTCATCTGTCCCGCTGACCTAGCACAAAAAGATTTTCTTCTTTTTGCATCCTTGCTACCTTTTTTTACCTTACCTGTAACAGCTGTTTGTAATTTACTCCCAGGATTATCTCTTCTATATTTTGCAACACCCGCCTTAGTCATTCCCGCCCCAGATTTAGTAGGGCGGAAATATTTTTTAGTTTTAGGCGGCTGTTTGTCTTTTTTCCTAGCCATTAGGATAAAAACACCGTCAATTTATTACTACTGCCAGTAAAAGCAGAAAGATATGCACCATTCTCAGCTAATATACCATTGTCTGGAATATTAAGAGTGTGTAATCCAGTAGGAAAACTTTGTGCAATCAATGTAGATCCACCATTACCGTTAGTTATAGTTATGGCACCCGCAGCATCCGCAAAAATAACGATTTGTCTTATCCTTGATCTTGAAGGACCTATTAAAGCTGCTGATGCGCCTTGGTTAACATTAAACGCTTTTACGTCAGATCTTGTTCCTACCATAATTCACTCCTACGCTATTTGAACGTATTCAATTATAAAAGTAAAAGAACCTTGTGTTGTTGCATCTTGTGTATTTGTAATATTACAAAAAATAGTTCTTTCTGCAGAGGTATATTGAACAGAAGCTGGTGCAGTGGTGCCACTCTGTGTTTGTAAAACAAGAGATGTAACTGTTACGTTATGCTCTACCACCGTTGTACCACCATCTAATATTTCATCTGTTACAGCCGCAACAATTTGTGCACCTGAACTTGATGTTCCAACCTCATAACCAATGTCACCTGAACTACCTAATGTAGGGGCAGAGTCACAGAATATTTTAATATCTGTAATAATTGTGTTAGCTGGTTGTGTAAACTGTCCAATATTATCACTATCGCCTGCAGTAGTGTTACAGGTCACACCTGAAGCAAATCCTACATGTTTAATGAATTTATTAGTAACAATTCCAGTAGACGCTGTACTTGCCACCGTTGTGAAAGCACCTGTGGTTGCGTTCTTTGATACTACTTGAAATCCGTTTTCTGATCGGACGGGACCGTTAAAAGTTGTATTAGCCATGTTTTCTCCTTGTCTTGGCAAATGTCGAAGTTAATTCTTCGTCAAGGTTTAATTTATTATACACAAAAAAATAAGGGCGGCAAGTGCCGCCCTTGTACTGATGCAAATACTTGCTTGGAGGTTAAGCTGCACCAGGGGTTCCGAATAAACATCTCCAGTCTGAAAAACCAAAGCTGTATCTTTCTCTAGCTTTAAAACGCATGTTTCCAGTGTCAAAATCACCTTCCATAGCTGTTTTAATAGCTGCACGGTTAAAATATTTCAGACCGTTAGGAGAGTCTGTCTTGATAAAGAATGCATCTGTATCTGTTAAGAAATGGTTAACAACGGCACCTTCAGGTATCATTCCCATGTTCTTAATAGCGTTTGCATCATTATCTGCAGTTCCTACTCTTAAATTACTGTTTAATACTCTTTCAGCAATAAATTGTAATTCTTTTGGAATTATCAATTTTGTGCCTCTAACAGCAATTTTCAAGCCTCTTTCATCTTGAAAGCCTGCAATATCAATCAAAGCTTGCTCTAGCGAAGTCTCGTTTAAGTCTGCCGCTGTAGACAAAATGTTACTTTGATTACCGCTAATTGTTGGATGCGAATCACTAAGCAACGCAACACCGTCACCTCCCGCAGAAGCTCCTGCAGTAAAAGCATTATTTAAAATAGCAGCAGCCTTAATTTGCTTTGTCTGTGCCATAGATCTTGCTAATGCTTTTGTGTAACGGCCTGCAAGTCTGTCATAAAGATTATCCTCAATAGCTTCTTCTGTGATTGAGAAAGCTAATGCAATAGTCTCATGTGTGTATCTTGCAGTGAAGGTTTCTTGTGCGTCATCAAAACTAATCGATCCACCCTCTGCTTTGTTGGGTGCAGTCGAGAAGCCTGCTAACATCACTTCTTCTTCAAACGCTCTATCTGATGATTCCTCATCAAATATCTCCGCGTGCTCATTTTCATATCGATCGTACTCTAGACCAAACAGCGCGTTAAGTCCAGGTTCTAGCTCTTTAGCTAATTGTGCTCTTGAGATAGCCATTTTCTAACCCCTTCCTATATGCCTGTTGTAGCGAAGGTACCAACCGCCGCACTTGTGTTAAGATTATAGTGACCATTTAGTCTTACTATGTATTGATGACCTAATGCAGAAAAATCCTCATTAGCTTCATCCTCATAAAGACCAACAATCCTCACATCTAATGTATTAGTAGTAGCAGCTGTACTGATATCTAACATATCGCTAGATCTACCTGTTATGGTGCTACCATTATTTACACTTGCCATGTCGCAGTTAGCAAAAGTATCAGCAAGAGCTGTTGCTCTGTTTGTATTAGTGCCGTCTGCTACCACAACATACAGTTGCATAGGATCGTCAAATACGAATGCTTTCACAGGAAAATTTGTGTCAACACTCACGTTGTTTGATCCAGGCCAGAAGTTTTTAAAGGTAGTTTTTCCAGTAGTAGAGTCTACAAATTCTACACCACCTAATACGCCTAAAGGAGACACCGCTTGATCAGTACAAATGATGGTTCCTGCAGCCGAAGGAATAACTATTCCCCCGTTGTATATAGCTGTTGTGTAGTTACTTGCAATCTCATACTTTGTAGTGGCATTATTAAATGGATTGCCACCTACCTTTCCTATCGGACGAAGACCAAAACCAGCAGTTAAATTATTTGCCATGTTATTTTACTCCAATAATGGGGGCCATCCTAGTCTTTTTTAGGACCGCCAAAGGTTACACGAGATTGACGATCAGGTCTATTGATCGTCATGGTTGAATGTGCGTTTTCTCTCATCATGTCCTGATCCACTGCTTGCATCTGATCTGCTTTCCTTTGATTAAAGTATGCAGTTCTTTCTGCTATAGTTTCTACAGGCATACGAGCTAAAACTAACCCACCTACTCCGAAAACACCTTCATATTTACCCGAATCTACTACTGGGGCTTCAAAATCTGGATATTCATCTGCTCTAACGAGTTCCCAACCTTCTCTAAGCTTTGCGGAAACATTCTTTGTATCGTTAAAGCCACGAGTTTCTGCTCTTACCCATCTGTGTTTGAAACCATCTGGTGCGGGTGGTGCATCCAGCATGGATGGTGGAGCCCACGGCTTACGCGCTGCCGCCTTCTCCCTTGTCTGTGTTGCGCGAGGAGTTCTCTTAATAGAACCTTCAAACATATCGTCTTGCTTTTCCATAATTTTACTCCTTAACGTACTTTGCGTATTGTTCTAGACTTACTCCCAGTTTTTTCGCCATAGCTACTTGTCTTTGAGTTAGTCTAACCTTAGTCCCACTACTGCGCCCAGAGTTACCAGAGGATCTGTTAACAGAAGCAACCGTCTGGGCGGGTCGTTTACTCTGAGATCCATCCTTAAACTTGTGAGGAAATTCTTCCTTCATTCGTCTATCTAAACTATCATAGTACTCATCGCTCTTTGGGTCAATCCCCTCTTGTTCGACAAGTTCTTTATGAATACCAAAAGCTGCATAGGTCATAGCGCTATCTTCGCCAAACCAGTCATTCCGTTGAGCCCAGCTTTCTGCCTTTGGATCAGGCCTTGCTGGTGCTTGAGGTACTGTCTGCTGGGCCGTAGACGGCGCTGGAGCCTGCTTTTGTCTCTTTTCGTTAGCAGACTTAGCCTGAGCTGCTCTATCAGCCTCTACAGCTAACTGTGTCATTTTCCTTTGAGCAGCTACAGCTGCCTCTGTATCACCGATCTCCATAGCATTTCTAAGAGCTGTTTCTGTCTGAGCCATGTCTGATTCTACGCGACTAGAGTACTGGTCAACGTAACTGGTGTCCATTTGATTTAGTTTTTGAGCTAATTGTTGGTTTTCTTGCTCTTTTTGCCTTGCAAAGCGAAGCGCTTCATCAGCATTTTTTTCAGCTTCACGCATTTTTTTCGTAAGGCGGTTAATCCTTTTTTGAGTTTGGTTCTCACTTTTCTTAAATTCGTCTTCAGTTTCATTAGTTTCATTGGCATCAACCTCTACATCAGCTGTTTCAGCTGGTTTATCGACCGTAACCTCAACGTCAGGACCCTCTTCTTCTCCTAAGTCCAAATCTAACTCTGCTTGTGCTTCTTTTCCACTCATAATTACCTCATTAATAATGTAAAACGTCTTCAGGGTCCATTATTTTTGCTAAAATCTCATCATCATTCAAGATTCGTACTTCTCCGCCATCTATTTTAAAACGAGATCCTGCATATCGGGCAAACATTACCCAATCCTTTTCTTCACACCAAGGGCCTGTAGGAAACTTTTCTGTATCTTTGTATGCCAAAGACCCTACTTTTAATACATAACCAACTTGTGTGGAAATCTGTCCTTCTTCTACAATCTTATCTGGTAATAAAATACCACCCTCAGTTTTACCTTTACCTCTGTACGGTAATATTAAAAGTCTCCACCCCGTTGGTTTAGGCATTCTTTCTATTAAACTTTTTTCTATTAAACTTGGATCTAAAACCCTGTCATTGGGGTCTACATATGTCTTATTTAATTCAGTAGCTGTTGCTTCCATTACTCTTCCTCTTGTTCTTTTTTATCTAAAAGATTTTTTATTTCTTCTTCTAAATAATTTAAAGACCTCAACTCTCCCATTAGACCTTTGTAATGTTCCATATTTTTTACATTATCAAATTCCAAGGTGTCGCGAATCAATCCTCTTCTTTCATTTATAAGCCTAAATACAGCTTGTGCAAGATAAATCTCATTCATTTATATAAAAACCCTATATTTTTCTATTCTGTCCTATAATCTCTTATATTATCGGGCTTAGTTTCGCATATAGGGCATCCATATTCAACAAATTTCATAATTCCTGCAAAAGGTATTGGTTCTTCTACTTCTTTTTTAACAAAAGCTACTTTATGTATGTAACAAATTTCATCCTCTGGTAGCACGCCGTATACCCTCTACATGTTTTCTGTAAAAATAATTACCAATTTTATTAAAAAATTTAAATAATTCTAAATTTAATCTTATCATCTTCTTACTCTACAATTTGGACAAAAGTCTCCCTCTGGGAGCTCAAAACCACATTCTGGACATTTATTTACGTTCTTCATGTTTTCTTTTTCTTCATTGGTTTCTTTGCTGTTTTCTTAGCCTGTGCAAAATTTTTGGCCGTGGGAGCTCCTTTTGCACCTTTGCTTCTCATCTTCTCGCCGCTTCCTGCAGCTATTCTTTTTCTTTTAGCATTTATGTTTGCGTACAAGCTCATTTTGTTAATCCTTTCTGTTTTTCGTATGTTCTGAGTGATCCGATTCCAAGCATGCCGCCGAGAACCGTTAAAAGTGTGCCCATATCAAATTCAGGCAGCTCTGGTAGTTCTGCACCCGCAAAACTCGCACCAAATATAATTAGATCTTTTACGATAAAGTGATAGGCAAAAGCGATCGCGCAGACCCACCCAACTGCTGGCCGCCAGCCGCCCTTGA